GAAGACGAGCAGCTCAAAAACCGCTACCGTCACAGCATGATCGGCGCGACGCGCGACCTTGCCCGCAATTTTGCCGTTGTGGCGTGGGCAATTCGCAAGCACCTCGATTATGTGTCGATGTTCGATTTCCAGAGCAGGACCGGCAACCCGGCGCTCGATCTGCAAATCGAATCGCTCATGAGAGACTGGCAACGGCCGCAGAATTGCGACGCCGCTGGGGTGCACTCATTTCCCAAGATGCTGCGAATGTTTGAGGCGGCACGCACGCGAGATGGTGACGTTTTCGCCCTCAAGCTGAACAGTCTGCAACTGCAAGCGATTGAAGCCGACCGTGTGCGTCAGCCTACCGGCGAGCAAGTGAGCGACACAGGCGGCATGTGGGTCAATGGGATCAAGCTGAACAACGGCGGCAGACGGCAATCCTACGCGCTGCACAACCGCGTACCGGGTTCGTCAACGTTTGAGTTTTCGCGCAATGTCGCAGCCCGCAATATCATTGCGCACGGTTACTACGACCGATTCGACCAAGTGCGCGGAATCAGCCCGCTAGCGGCGGCAATCAATTCATTCCGGGACGTGTACGAGGGGATCGACTACGCGCTGGCCAAGATGAAGGTTGAGCAGCTTTTCGCGCTCGTTTTCACGCGCGATGGCGACGCCGCACCAGCACGTATCATGGACGGCAGCGACGATGAAAACGGGTATAAAGTGGACTTCGGCAAGGGGCCGGTTCAGTTGGATTTGAACGCCGGTGACAACGCGCAGTTTTTGAAAACCGACAACCCCGGCAGCAACACGCAACAGTTCATCGAAGCCGTGTTGGGCATCGCTCTACATTCGCTCGATCTGCCGATGAATTTCCACGACCCAAGCCGCACAAACTTCTTCGGCAGTCGTGCCGCGTGGTTGCTTTACGACCGCAGTTGCATCAGCAAACGCGCAGACGTTGCCGAGTTCCTGCGCAAGGTTACGGTCTGGCTGTACCAAGGCTGGATCTTGCAAGGACGATTGCAACTGCCGTCCGGTGCAACACTCGAAGACCTGCCGTTTGAGTGGGTTCACCGTGGCATGCCGTGGTGGGACCCCACCAAAGAAATCAACGGGGCCGTTGCCGCGATCAATGCTGGACTCGATAACCCTTACCGCATCTGCAAAGAGACAGGCCGCGGCGAGTACGAAGAAAACATTGACCAAATCGCACGCGCTCGAGAGTACGCCGAAGCCAAGGGCGTGCCGCTGAATTACGTCATGCAGCCGGTTGAGACGGTGGCAGATGATACGCAAGACCGCAACACAAGGGGCCGCCAATGACCGGCATTCCAGAAATACCGCTGAAGCATTTTCGCGCCAACGTGAGCCGCACCAGCGGTGAAGCAATCAGTGACGACGGCGGCGAGTACGGTCACGGCTATATCACCGGGCTATCCGTAATCACACGCGGCGAGGCGTCCGGGCACGACATGTGGATTGATGCGGATTTCCTGAGCGATGTGACCGCCGCAGGTAACGCGGCCAACAGCGGACTGAAAGCACGGTTTACGCACCCCGGTCAATCGTCTGACGGACTGGGTACGTATCTCGGCAAGTATCACAACTTCAGGACAGAGGGCGAGCAAGTCGTTGCCGACCTGCATTTTCAGGAATCGGCCAGCAACACGCCAGACGGCGACCTTGCCGCATATGTCCGGCAATTGGCAGCCGATGCACCCGACGCGTTTGGTGTGTCGATTGTGTTTGACGCCGACGTTTCCGCGATGGAAATGCACCAGCTTGAAAACACGCAAGGCGGGCGGTTTGTCAGTCCCGACGAGGACAACCGAAACAACTACCAGCACGCACGGCTGAGCCGATTGCGGGCCGCTGATGTGGTTGACGATCCAGCCGCAAACCCGGACGGGTTATTTCACAGGCACGCCCAAATCGCGCAGGACGCAGACGGGCTTTTTGAATACGCATTTGGGCTAACCGGCGACAAGCCCAATCTTGTTGCGTTGAGCGTTGACGGCGACCGAATCAAGGCCGCTGTTGATCGTTTCTTGAGTCGTCATGACCTGTCACTTGTAAAGGGAAGCGAGCAAATGCCAGAAGCACCAGCCGCGCCGGTTGAGACACCGGAAGTGCCCGCAGTGACACGCGAGAGCTTCAACGCGGAACTGCAGCGGTACGTTACCGCATTCGGTGACGCTGGAGCCGCGTGGTTCATCGCTGGCAAATCGTTTGAGGATTGCCAGGCAGAACAGTTGAGCGCACTGCGCGAGCAACTCGAAGCCGCACGAGCAGAAAACGCCGAATTGCAGGCACGCATTGACGCGGTGCAGTTGGGCGAAGAACAGCCGGAGGAATTCGGCGACGACACCGGCGAACAGGCACCCGAAAAGGCCAAAAACCTGCGGGCCGGGTTTGCAAACCGCATCCGAATCAACGGCGCAAGCCACAACTGAAGGGAGTCTTGACCAATGGCGAACGACTATTTGACAGTCGCTGATTTGGTGGCAGGCGCGTTTGACGTTGCCCAAACCGGAACCAGCGACATCCTGAACCAGTCTCCGCTGGTTGCCCGTATGCCCCGGATCAATCCGTCGGGATCGAACACCGTCCACAAATATCGGAAATACACCGGCGCGCCTGCGGTTGGCTTCCGAAGTGAAAACGACGGACGCGAGAACGATCACAGCGAAGATACCGTGGTGACCGTCAATCTGAAGATCGCTGATTTCAGCTTTTCGGTTGACATCGCATCCGCCGAAGGTGACAGCCAATCGACACCAGAGCAGGTGATTGCCCGCGAGGGTGCACGGCACCTGCAGGGCATTCTGTTCAAGGCCGAGCAGCAAACCATCTACGGCACGGGAGCCGATGGCGACGCAAACGGGTTTTCCGGGTTTATGAATTCGACCTACCTCGATGCGTTGGCTGACACGATGGTAATTGACGCAGGCGGCACAACCGCCGACACAGCGTCAAGCCTGTACGCAATCCGTCTTGGCGTTGACGACGTTGCAATGGTCACGCAGCCGCAGATTGAACTGGGCGAAACGACCATCCAGCGCGTTTCCGGTGCCACCGGATTTTATCCGGCATACTGGACACCAGCGAGCGTCTGGCTGGGCCTGCAAATGGGCGGCGCATACAGCGTCGGCCGCATTGCAAACCTGACCGCGGACGCTGGCAAGGGGCTAACCGACGATCTGATTGCAGATCTGCTGAGCCAGTTTCCGGCAGGCATGGGGCCGTCCTTGCTGGTCTGCAGCCGCCGCAGCTTGAAGCAGCTGCAGCAGTCACGCACAGCGACGAATGTGACCGGCGCACCTGCGCCGTTCCCGTCCGACTCGTTTGGCGTGCCGCTGATCACAACTGACGCAATCATCGACACCGAGCCGCTGGAAACCTGATGAGCCTCTTTGAGTCTGCGATAACTGCCGGGCTGCAAATGTCACGGCAGGCCGCTGGGGTGCCCGTCACGGTAACACGTGGCGGCACCACCATCACGGTTGCGCAGGCTATTCAGGGAGAGACGCAGAAAGTGCCACTGGCGGATAATTCCGAGATCACGGTAGACGCGGCCGACTGGTTGATTCCGGTCGCCGCGTATACCCTCGGACAGCCGCAAAACGGCGACATCATCACGCGGAGAATTGACGGCACAGCGTACACCTACACCGTTGAAACTCCCGACTACGGGCAGCAGGCGTGGGATTGGTCAGACACGGCTAAAACCACCTACCGCATCAGAACCCGCAAGGACGGCGGCAGCGCTTACGACGTAAGCAAACCCAACGGCTTTGATTTGGCCGGGAGTGAAATGCGGTATGACTGAGCCAACAATTGAGGGGTTGCAGGAGTTGACCCGACTATTTCAGCAGATGGAAACAAAGAGCGGGCGCCGAATAGTGAAGGCCGCACTGCGTGCGGCGGTTACTGAAATTGGCAAGGAAATGCGGCGCGAACTATCGCCGAAAGTAAAAGAGGCACGCCGGTCAATTCGCGGAATTGTCAAAGGCAGCAAGCGAGTCACGGCCAAGGTTGGCGTGCATGTTGGCAAGGGCCGAGATGCACAACCCGCCAAAAAAAGAACGCCAAGCACGGGCGGCGGTGTTGGTATCGGTGCACGCAATGTGCACTGGTGGATTCTGGGCACAACGGAGCGTTTCCGAGGCCGCAAGCGTAAAAGCAGATTTGCGCGTGCAGGGAAGTCGCTGGTTTCGACCGGGCGAATGCCAGCACAGCAGGCCGGGCTGGCGTCGCTGGCATTTCGCCGCGCGGCTGGCAGGCTTCCGGCGTTGATGCAAGCGCGTGCGGACAAGCAGTTACAAAAAGAGCTTGCCCGCAAAGGGCGGTAATTGAAAGGGATGAGCAATGGCCAAAGTTAAAGTCAAGGGCACGGTAATCAAGCAGGAAATCGCCTCAGTGCTGACCGCCGTTGCGCAGATTACAGAATTTAGCAGCAGTGGCGCTGAGTCAGAAACATTCGAGGCAACGACCATCGACACCAGCGGAGCGGGAAAAGAGTACGCGCCAACGGGCTACAGCGAGGGCGGGAGTTTCGATTTCAGCATATTCTACGACCCGGCGCTTTCTGGGCATCAGGCAATCACGGACCTCGTGACAACACCGGCCGAGTGCAACTGGGATATCACATTTGCCGACACCGGCGGAAGCAATTCAACCATGACGAGCGCGGGCGTCGGGTTCAGCTTTACCGGCGCAATGAACGACGGCCTGAAAGCCGACGTATCGCTGAAACTGGATCAGTTGATCGGTTACACAACGTGAGATTGAGCCATGCAAATTAAGCTGATTCGCAGCGACCTTGGCGTTGCCGCTGGGGCTGCTGATTCCAAAGACATGATACACCGCGACGGCCGCCGATGGTGGCGTTGCGGTGCAATCATCGACGTGCCACAACGCGCGTGTGAAATTCTCGTTGGCAACGGCGATGCAGAGCCAGCAGACGAAGAGGCAGAAGCGGCATGCAAGGGGTGGCGTGACAAACGCGCGGCCGTGCTGGAATCGCGCGAGATGCTGGCGCGTGGTATCGAGCCAGAGGACCGGGAGGCGTTTCGGCGGGGTGAGCTTACGGGGTACGACGCAGACGGCAATTCAATCAACGAGGGGGAAGAATGAGCAGGCAAGTTATCGGGCGTGAGGCGTTTCTAAACGGGTTGGCAGATACACCGAAAGAGGATGTGCCAGTGCCCGAACTGGGCGACGGTTGCGTTGTGCCAGTGTGGGGCATGACCGCAGGCGAGCGCACGCGGTTTGAGCGAGGTTTCACCAGTAAAAGCGGCGCAACCATTGATGCAAGAATACAGGAGTTTCGCGAACGGCTGGTTGTGGCGTGCTGCCGCGGCGACGATGGCGCACCGATTTTCACCATTGACGACGTTGCAGCAATTGGCAGCAAACGCGCCGACGTACTTGAAAGAATTGTAAACGCCGCACAGCGGCTGTCCGGGATGAGCAAGGCGGACATTGAAGAAACGGTGGGAAACTAAAGCGCGACCCGGCAAGGCTGTTTGCCGCAAGGCTGGCGGCCGCGTTGGGATACACTGACCCGGAAGCAATGCTAGACAGCATGACGCCGGATCAGTGGCAACACTGGCAGGCTGTTGATTGCGTCGAGCCAATCGGCAACCGCGGTGTTGAAATAATACTGGCACGCATCGGCGAATTGTTGGCGGGCTTTGTTGGCGCTGAAATGAAAGCCGCAGATTTTGCACCGTGGCTGGCACCATCACGCGGAAATAAGTTAACACCGAAACAGTCAGGGGCGGCAATCGCGCAGCATCTGCAACAAATTGCAAGGCGGTAAAATGGCAAGCGCAAACAGCCTAGTTGTAAACCTTACCGCAAAAACATCTGCATTCGAGCGTGGTATTGCACGAGCGCGGCGCCGCATTGTTGCGTTTGCTGCATCGACACGCAGAACACTCGCAGGCGTTGCCCGTGCGGTGATGAATCCGGCAACCGTTTTGGGCGGGTTTGCTGCAGGTGCTGGCGTTGGCAGTGTTGTGCGGCTGGCGTCTGAAGTCGAAACACTGCGAGTGCAGTTTAAGGTGCTGACCGGATCAGCCGAAGACGCAGCGCGAGTGATGCGAGACGTTCAGCGGTTTGCGGCCGAGACGCCATTTCAGCAAATGGATATTGCAGACGCGGCGCGTATGCTGATCAGTTTCGGAACCGGCGCAAGCACAGTCGTTGATGAATTGCGAATGCTGGGCGATCTGGCAGCGGGCACCGGGCAACCGCTAGGGCAGCTTGCAGAGATCTATGGTAAGGCACGCGTGCAGGGGCGGCTATTTGGTGAGGATATCAACCAGCTGACAGGCCGCGGGATACCGGTGATTCAGGCACTGGCAAAGCAGTTTGGTGTTGCAGAGTCCGAAGTCAAGAAGCTGGTTGAGCGCGGGCAGGTAGGCTTCCCACAACTGCAAGCAGCACTGCAAAGCATGACCGGGCCGGGCGGCAAGTTTAACGGCCTGATGAAAGAGTTGAGCACCACAACGGCGGGCAAGTTCAGCACGCTAATCGACAACCTTAAACAGGTGGGGATTATCATTGGCGAAGCCTTACTACCGGCCGCAAATGTTTTCATTGACGCGATTTTGTCGTGGGGCGAACAGATAAAAACCTTCGGGAGCATTGCCGGAGTTGTGCTCGGCAATTTGCAGCAGGCGTTTGCCGTGGCGTTTGAAACTGCACAGGGGTATGCAAGCGCAGCCTTCACGTTCATTATCGACAGTGCGACAGTGATGGTGCAAAACATCGCCGCCAGCATCGGAAACGTTTTTGCTGAGCTGCAAGCGTATTTGCAAAACATTGGCGAGCAAGTGGCGGCCGCGCTGGGGCTTGCTGATCAGCCGCTAAACATCCAAGCAGCACCGGGCCGTGCGTTGCTGGAAATGCCGAAATTTAAGCCGCCGGAGCTGGGGCCAATTGCCAAAGACTTTGCAAGCAAAATTGAGCAGGCCATTGCGCCGCCGGAAATGCCAGCAATAAACGCGCAGGCCATTGACGAAGCCTTGCAGGTGGGCGAGCGCACGGCAACCGCAACCAGCACGCAGGCAAAAGCGGCGGCAGCAATGGAGCGTGGTTCGGCCGAGGCGTTTTCAACAATTGTGCAGTCGATGCTGGGCGGCGGCGATTCGACAACATCAGCCATTGACAACATGAAAAAAGCGGTGGTCAACGAGTTGCAAAAGCTCAACAAAAAGCAGCCGGTGGAATTGCAGGAGGCCGGGCCGTGACGATCACATACAAAGGCGAAATCAATCTCGGGCAGGCACGCAACAGCCTAGGCATCCGCACGTACACACGGCAGTTTCGGCTGACGACCTCGCTGAATACAGAGCGAGAATATGACGTCGGTAGCCATGCAAGCCTGCCGCAGATTGGCAGCGTGCACCCGTCAGACTCAGCGGCGTATTGCGTGGGGCTTTCCGTGGATCACACAGAACCGCGGTGGGGCTGGACGGTCACGGCGGAATACACAACACAATATGAGCGAGCGACAAACCCAACGAACGACCCGGCGCAA